CGACCGGAATTTATGCGCCATAACAATGGACTTGTTTTACCAGGTTTCTTGGGACAGTTTTTCAAAACCAGATGTTTTGGAAAAACTCTTAAGAATCGCGAGTTCCGAAATACCGTTCTTAATGGGATTAAGAAGGGGTTGCCACAAATGGGACCTTTTCACCTTGTTAAGAATCTAAAGGCTATGAAGGCTCGTCTTACCGTTGAACGGAAGACGCCCAATTGTCTTTTAGATGAGGTCAGTCGGACTGCGAAGGAGATCTATCCTGGTGGTGTGTCTTATGAGGATTGGTTTGGGGCTCAACCCTGGACCATGGCCTCTACACACGCGAGCTTTGAACGTTCTCGATCCTCGGGAGGGAATTTACAACTCCTGAGAGATCTCGATGGGGACTTCTCAGATCATATGTACTTGGAGCCGGATGCTTTGGCTTCTATGTACTATGACCCTACTAATGGGACCACAAGAGAACTTAGGTGGCCTGGTAGGACTCTAGAACAAGTCTATAACTCTGTTCAAAGATTCTCCGTTCTCTCGTGCTTAGAACGGGGAGGTTTCGCAAAGGCGAAACCCATTTTCGAACCGCTCAAGGTTCGTATGATCTCAGCGGGAGACGTGTTGTCAAATGGTCTTTTTGGGAACTTGCAAAAGTTACTCTGGAAGAAATTACAGCGATTTGAACAGTTCAAGCTAACCGGAAAGTCTGTCGAATGTGAAGACATCCGAGGTCTCGATTACGAGTCACAAGTGCGTTTAGGTTCCAAGTTTAAGTACTGGGTCAGCGGAGATTACTCCGCGGCCACAGATAACTTGAATACCGACGCGACCCGTGCGGTGATCGATGCACTGTCAATAGATCCTATGACACGTGCGGTCTTAATTCGTGGTCTGCAACAGACACGGATAGACTTTGACTCGATCAAGCTTGAAGGCGTCCCCGACCCTTTCGTTATGACGAATGGTCAGTTAATGGGCTGTGTATTCTCCTTTCCCATACTCTGTATAATCAATCTGGCAGTGTACCGCGCTTCAATAGAGGCGGAGACTGGTGAGAGGTTCCGTATTTCGGAACTTCCCGTGTTGGTCAATGGTGATGATATCTTGTTTAAGACAAGCAAGTCACACTACGACATCTGGAGTGGATTAATAAAGGGAGTTGGGTTCGAGAAATCTATGGGCAAGAACTATGTGTCCAAGAGCATGGCTATGATCAATTCGACCTATTTCCGCACCGATCGAAAGATAGTTAAAGTTCCTTATTTTAACTTAGGATGGTGTACGGGAGTAACGAAGGGTGGCTCTGGTTCCATGATGAAGGACGATTCCGAAGAGGAACGGACGATCATGAAAATCCAGGCTCAGGTCGAAAAGACTGAGTCCGACTGGATGTGGGACCCGGATTATCGTAGACATAAGGACGATGACCGAAGGGCTGAGATGGTTGAGCGGTTCAAAGATGAGATCCATCTTTGGAATTGGGACCGGATCAAGGAATCCGGGGTATCTTGTGGAGGTGGACCAGCTGGTCTTGGACTTAAGAAAGAGGTTCCCGCGTATATGGACGCTTTCTCATATGTATTACACAATGAGAGAGAACGACCCGTTATGCAGGGACTTTCGAGTCTTGCCAAGTCAGTGGCTCCATGGAAGGTGACGAAACTTGTACCGTTTTCAACGGAGGAAGAATCGGCCTCGTTCAGATCAATCTTCAAGAAATTCTTCAGGGCAATTACGGTTAGACCGAAATCCCTTGATCGAATCTGGGAGAAGAACGCACAGAGATACCTAGAGAACGGATTCAGGAGCGTCGAACGTGAGTTTGAAGAATCACGTTACGTCGTCGGGGCATTCCCACAATCAAAACCTAGAATTGGTGATATGCTTGAAGAAAGCTATCGACCATTCTTTTGAAGGCTGTGTGTGAGCGACGGGGCATGAGAGAATAGACTCTCACCCTTCAGGAGTGAATGAGGATTACAACCTGAGTGAACTAGGGTCACAGGAAATAAGGTTCCTATTGTCGGGCTACATGTTATAAGACTTACGAGCATCTTGTAGTTACGGACTGGAACTGGCCTGTGTGACCTGGGCATTGGTAATAATAATTGTCAGCCCTCGACTTGTCGAGGATACTGAATTCGGTGAATCCCGCAGACGGGCAATTACTAATGTACTTAGGGCGAGTGGTGCGAACTCGCGTACATCCAAAAATTTCATGAAAGAAGGACGGTGGCCTCAACGAAGCCATTTAAGGAGCCAAGAAATAGGCAGGAATGATAGATAAACTGATAAGTTCAACATCCGGC